AAAAAGTTGCTAAAAATATCTACGATCATGAGAAGGCAAAAAAATTATGGATGTATCTTATCGATGATGCCGCAAAAAAATATGTGAAAGAATATGGCAAACCCGACGAAGATGTCAAAGATATGTTTCCTAAAGAGACCAGACAACGTGTCGCAGAAATCATAGCAGACAGAGAATTAGAAAATATAAAACAAGGCGATTACGATGTTGTTAAAGGAACTGTTTCTTAAGGAAGACGATCAATCAACGGCGGTGTTCGCTTTTGGTCGTTTCAATCCTCCCACTAAAGGACACGAGAAATTAATACAAAGAGTTAGAAGTGTGGCACAGAAAATGGATGCCAAACCTTATCTGTTTGTAACACACTCTGTAGATAAAAAGAATCCTCTAACACATCAAGAAAGAGTAGACTACATTAAGAGTACAGGAAGATTCAACGACATAGAGGTCGGAGATGCCGATGTTAAAACTATCGTACAGGCACTGCAAAAATTAATGAACGAGGGAAGAACTCGAGTAATAATAGTGGCCGGTTCTGATCGTGTAGATTATTTTAAAAATTTCATGAATCAATACAACAAGAAAAACGACAAAGCAGGTAATCTTGTTTTTGATTTTGATTATGTGGATGCCGTTAGTTCAGGAGAAAGAGATCCCGACGCAGACGGTGTCGAAGGATTCAGTGCATCACAGGCCAGAGCATATGCAGGTAATGACGACTTTGAAAACTTTACCAAAGTGATAATGGACAATGATCAAGCAAAAATAAAAGAAATTTTTGACAAGGTTCAAAGCAAGGTTGGTAAACAGGTTGCTCTAAACAACGAAAAGTTGTATAATGAAGATGATATGGCAAAAAAACAACCTGTGATATATCTGGACATGGACGGTGTCATCGCCGACTTCTTTGGCGGTGTGGAAAAAATGTACGGTGTGAAACACTGGAAAGAACTTACCTCTAAGAAATCAGGAGGGGAATTAAAACAAGAAGTTATAGATCGTATTACAGGATCGGATTTTTTCAGCACATTACCCAAATTTCCAAATGCGGATGCACTGATACAGTTGATCAAGAGTGCTACCGGAGGAAAGTTTTCAATACTGACCTCTCCATTGCGTGGTGACCATGAAAATTCTGCCACACAGAAAAAAGTGTGGATCGCAAAGAACATCGAGAGACCCGACGAGGTCATCGTATCGGGACGCAAGGAGAAATGGGCCAAACAGAAGGACGGCACTCCCAACATACTGATAGACGATCGTCCAGTCAACATCGAGAGATGGGAAGCCAAGGGCGGATTTGGTATCTTGTATCAGGCCAACCGAGATAGTATAATTAAAGTACAACAGGAACTTAACAAATACGGAGAAACTCATGGCAATCAATAGGCCTTATCTAGCAGGAGAAATAGAAAAAACCCCACAAGAAAAACAAAGAGATCTAGATGAAAAAATGAAAAAATTCTTAGCAAAAGGTGGCAAAGTAGAAAAAGTTAAAGCAATGGTCCCAACCAAACAACAAGTGAGAAACTGGACCATATAAATGACAATAGATATTAATAGAAAGTATGCAGACAATTTTACAGAGGACGAGCGAATAGCCAAGCAAAAAGCAAGAATAGAATTAGAAAAACAAATGGCAGAGTTTTTGGCCAAAGGTGGCAAAGTAGAAAAATTAGAGCCAGGTATAGCCAAAGGTGCTTCGGGAATGATGGGCGATAAGTTACAATATTCAGATGCAGAAATAAAACGTCAATCGAGGGAAAAGAATGGATCTAGAAACTCTAAAACGACTGTCTGGGATACCAAATAAACAAGAACCGTCATTAGGCGAAAATATATCTCACACGGGCACAGAAAAAGCAGAATATCAAAGGAAGCACAACATACAGCCAGGCACGGACGAATGGTTTAAGTTATGGTTTGCAAAACCCAAACTAACCGGAGAGAATCCCATGCCAAAAAAAAATAAATAACAGCAAATGACACCAGAGATCAAACTACGAGCCAAGCAAGTATTCGCGGATGTGTTCCTGTTCTATCTACAGGCGCACTACTACCACTGGAACGTGGAAGGTCGTCATTTCTCACAGGATCACAAGTTATTTGGGGATATCTACGAGGATGTACAAGAATCCATAGACAAGTTCGCGGAAGAACTACGCACACTGGACACTTTCGCTCCGGGCGTGTTCAACAGGTTCATGGACCTCGCCAACATAAAACAGGAGTCCACGATACCGAGTTCTGAGGAGATGTACGACAGATTAATCGCATCCAACGAAGAGGTCATCGCGGGCCTGACGGAACTGTTCATGATGCTGGAGGAGAACCACCTACACGGATTTGGTGACTTCATCGCGGGCAGGATAGACGCACACAACAAACATCAGTGGATGCTCAAAAGCACACTGAAGTAATGAAGATCAGAGAAATCGTATACACTACAAATCGCAGGCTGATACAGCCAGACATCAACAAAATTCTAGATAAGTACGAGAAGAGAGCGAAAGGCAAAAGACAGATGGGCTATCACTCCGTGATGGCTTATCCCTTTAGAGTACGATGAAGATAAAAGAGATAACTGAAGCAATAGGATCAGCACCGTTTGGTGTTATAGTTCAGACTCCTGGACAGAAAGTTATCGTGGGTGACAACCACCGAGACCCTATCCCAATGGATCCAAGGATCAAAGCAGAAGTAGAGAAAGTGGGCGACGAGCACGGCTATTGGGGAGAAGGCACGGCAGGTGCAGATTTTGTTGCTTACTCTCCTTTCAGAGCAAGTATGCAGAGAGGCAAAGGCTACAACGGCAGTTGGGATCGAGGATACAAAGTCAATGCCAATGATTGGAATTTTCTCTATACTGTATTCGCTAATGTGGATCAGGGAGAGAATCAACAGAGTCGTGCGGCGGGAGCCAATCCCAAAGACACGATATTCAATAACCTAATTAAAAATCCAACCTGGCAATATCCAGGCGTGGCAGTGAATGCCCAGTCAATGGAAAAATTCCTTAAGGCGGGAAGCACTCCGCAGACGGATTTCCTTGCGTTGGCACAACAGGAAGCCACTCCAGAAAATGTGAAGACATTCTTGGACACAGGTGAAAGAGAGATGTTCGCCAACTATGAAGCAAACAATTCTCCCATGGCAAGGATAGCCAAAAATGCTAACGGAAAAAGAGATGATTATCTAATAGCCAGAAGAGAACCAGGTGTGTATTTCGCAGGTGCTGGACACCTACTGTCATTGAGCAAACGAGGCCTTAAAATGATAGACGGATCAAAGGCAGAGTAATGAAGATAAAAGAGTTGACAGACTGGATCATAATGCCACAGAGCATCAAACCCATGGGCCTGATACACAAGCCCGGACAAGGTCCCAACGACAGATTCGATTTCAAGAACAAGGGCAACAATCGAATGAATGAAGCAAAAGATAGACTTAATCTAGAAAAGTTACCATATAAAATCAGTGACCTGGAGCCAGTGTTATCAAAAATAAATGTGGACTATCACTACAATGTACTATCTGCTGGTTATGTAAAAAGGTACAACAACAACGAAGGTGATAGTGATTTCAATTATGGCGGCGCCATGCTACACAATCTATTCTGGGCACAACTACAAAAACCAAAAACTAGTAATAATCCATCAGGCACTGTAAAAGAATTAATAGATAAAAAGTTTAAAGACTACAAAAAATTCAAAGAAGAAATGTTGGGTAAAGCAATGAGCATTCAAGGATCAGGATGGGTATACCTTTCCAAGTCTGGAGAAATTAAGAGCACGCCTAACCAATCATACAAGACAGATATACTGATGCCTATAGACATGTGGGAACACTCATTCTCAGACTATGTTCCTGCCAAGGATGCCAAAAAGAGATACATCGAAAACATCATGAAGATAATAAATTGGGAAGTGATAAATCACAGGATGTCTACTCTTAATGAGGACACAGTCAATGAAAAGTGTTGGGATGGATACAAACAGGTGGGCATGAAAAACAAGGGCGGAAGACAGGTACCAAACTGTGTGCCAGAGGACGCGGCCGGTGTGGGCACGATAACGAAGCAGAACACCACTGCGGATGTCAAGCCTGGTGACGAGTACAAGAATGTAAAGAAATTACAGTTGGAATGGAAATCGTTTAAAGAAAACTTCGCTGACAAGAAAGTCAAGGGCAAGAGCAGGCCAGGCAGGGTCAAACGGGCAGGGGCCAGTTGTAAGGGTTCTGTCGCATCGTTGAGATCTAAAGCCAAACGGTACGGCGGTGAACGAGGCAAGATGTATCACTGGTGTGCCAATATGAAATCTGGTCGTTCCAAAAAATAATAATTACAACATATGGATTATGTGTTGGGTATCGGTTTCTGGTGTAACAAGTATAAAAAACTTCCCACAGCAAGAGTGTATTTTAAAGATCAGTTTCTAGAAGAATTTGAAATAAATCATAATCCTATACCAGACATAGGCCATTTACCGATAGCCAAGTATGCTAACGAAAAACAGATAGTAGTAAAAAAACCCATAGCCAAATGGCCCGAAGCAAAACTTTTCGTAATACCTTATGAGCAAGTAGAGAACAACGAAGAAATAAAAATTACTGTTGAAATTGACAACAACGACAACAATTACACAAACGGATTCATGACCAAATTTACTAGCATATGTCTCAAAACTTTTTTTTTCTGTCGCAAAGATTTTATATTAGATAGAGAAAAATATGAACCTCTAGTCGATCGTCATCAACATATGATGGGAGATCCGTTCAGTTCTACTAGCAAATGGTCTGTGTTTTTCGACAAGTATAAAAACACAGATAGAAAAGTAATATTTCCTGTACTCACAACTTTTACCAAATGGTCCGGAAACAAAGGACAGGTAATAGATAATATCATTGATCATACCATAGGAGGTTCGGGAAAGTTTGAGGTAACATTAACAAAAAAACACAAAAACTGGTTGCCATTTAAGACTGTTAAACCATGGGGTATGGTATGGCAACAACCTGTTTTCATCAAAGAATTTTTATGGAAAACAGTTGCTAAATATGTAAAATGAGAATAGTTGAAATATTGCAACGTAAAATTAGCAATGAACAGGCTTCTGTGGGGGCCACTTCAGCAGGCAACATAGCCACAGTAAATAATCCACACGTGGCCATAGGCAAAGATAGATTTTCTAAATCATTTACAGGAACACCAGGTGTATCAGGCACACGAGCACCTCGATTGCCCAAAATAGTACAACCCAAAAATCCAGATGGCACTGCCAAAGGTGCACACGCACTGCCAGGAGTGAGTCTATTTGGTGGACCGGGAGTGGTAAGACGATGATGGAACCTCTCGTATTAAAAACCGAATGGATCGTATGCTGTGACAACTGTGGACATCCTGCACACTGCGGAGAAAAATTTAGAAAGGACATACAGAACACGAACACCGAAACTGTCAACATAGAGGTGTGTGCTCACTGTATATGTAAAAAATGCAATGAAGATTAATGAAGTGATACAAGAAGGCGCAACAATGAACGCCTATTACAAGGACGAAAAAACGGGTTACTGGAATTTCAGTGATGGGTACAGAGACGACGAATCTGTGCGGGGACCTTACTTTTCAAATGCCTCAATGAGACAAGTTTTATCCACCCTGGGAATGAACCCAGACTTCGAGGAAGATTCTCCCATGCCCATAGATCAGTTCATAAATCTAACCACACAATGGCTTAAGAAAAACATAGGAAAACAATCAGAACCCGAAGATCCAACGGTCAGCAAGGAACCAGGTGGACCCACAATGATCGGTGGTGGAAGACCAGAAGGATATTTCAATCAGGCGATCATGGCATTGAACCAGACAGCAAGAAAGATAAAACAAAAGTATCCGGAACTGACACACATAGGGTTTAACTAAATACTGGTATGAAAATCAACGAACTCAATGCTCCTGTACAACCAGACACTTACGAAGCGTCAATGTTTATCAAACAGACCATACGTGCTGGCAAATACGCTATTCAAATCCACAACCTATTTGACAATGATCAAGAAGTGGAAGCGTGGGTTCAAAAGAAAATCGATCTAGCAACCAATTACATCTCCACAGTGGGACACTATCTGGAAGGTCAAGAGATCACAGAAGACGCAGGCGAGGGACACATGGCGAAATCACAATTATACGCCGCGGCCAAATACTGTATGAAGATTGCTACCATGGTAAGACCGGGTGATGACATCGAGGCCTGGGTTCAAACCAAAATGAACAAGGCAGTGGATTATCTGGATGCTGTGTATCACTACGAAGACTATCAGAGAATGAATCCCTACAGAGAAGACATCGGTGACCTACACCAGAAACACGCACAGATCATACAGAAAAAGATCGACGAGATATTATCCACAGAGACGGAGATAGATGACATAGAGACCAAACCAGGCATGCTGAACATCATGAAGAGGAAAGTACAAGAAGTGGAGAAGAAATTGTCCAAAGAGATGAGGGAAGGATCTCGTATGCCAAGTTCTATGATACAGCACAAACAAAAATTAGATGCCATGAGTCCAGAAGAGATCAATCACTTCTTTCAAAAACGAGCAGACTTTTTTAAAAAGCCAGCCAAAGAATTAGCAAGACAGCAGGAGTTGAGATTTGGCAAGCAAGTGGCCGCGATGGCTCCCTACTCGAGGCACGTTCAAGAAGACATATTGGACGAGGGCCTGAAAGATTGGGTCAAGAAGATGGCCGCGGCGGGCATAATCATCGGCAGTCTGGCAGGTGTTGGATCTGTTATAAATGCTATCGATAACTCGGTGCCTGTTATACAGGCCATGAACATAGCATTGGACCAAGCAAAAAATTCAGGCAACATGGATTTGGCCAAAGAGATCAATAACGATATCAAAGGTGCTAAATTGAGAATGGACACAGGCAAAGATCTAAATCAAATAACGTACCTACAGGACAAATACAAACAGTATATGCCCATAAAAGAATACAATCTATCCCCATTCAAGAAAAAAGTGATGGACAAGATCGCACAACCATCAAAAGATTATCGAGAAAAAATGGCCGCACTACAGGCCATACAGAACGACCCTAATACCTCGAAGGATCCGGAACTTAAAAAAGAACTGATCAAGAGAATGAACACTCTTAAAACCACAGGCGAGTCACGAACTGTACATTACACCAATAGATTAGTGGACATGATGGGCGAACGATTGGGCGAGGGGTGGTCAGCAAAGTACAAAAAGTCCATAAATTGCTCCAATCCCAAGGGTTTTTCACAGCGAGCCCACTGTCAAGGTCGTAAAAAATAACAAAATACCTTAATATAAGAATACACAATAACGATAATATCATAATAAATATAATAGAATGGCAAAAAAACACGAAGATAATTGGTTAGATATCATTAAAAGATTACGAGATCTAAGTAATCTATCACCTGAAGCAGAGCGTCAACAACTATTAGAAGCGGCACGTCAAGAGCCTAGAATACTCGATGACAAAGACATCACGCTGGCCGATATTGCTAAATTGGCGGGCATCAAAGAATATACAGAAACAAAAGTTTCTAAAAAAGCAGAAGCGTTAATAGAGTCGATATTAAAAGATGATAACAAAACAGAGTCGGTAATCACTAAGACCATAAGAGAATCGGATCAGGACGTTTCGCTCTCAAAACAAATAACTAAAAAAGTAACAGAGGATTCTAAAAGATTAGATACCATTGCAGATTTAGAAGCAAAACTAGCCGAACTAAAAGCAGAACAAAAAGCAGAGCAGACCTATGAGTCAGAAGCATTCCGAGAAGTGTTATCAAAAGATATTAAAGAATATATCAAAACAGCAGAAGACAAAGATCTTGTTGAACTTTATAACTCGATATCAGACAATGAAGCAGTTTACAACGAAGAATCATCAAGCATTCTCATCAAGACTGAGGATACTAAAGAAATCATCGCAGACGCAGAAAAAGTAGAACAAGAACTTATTGCTGAAAAAGAAAAAACAGAAGACGAGCCAGTCAAAGAATATGATAAAAAAGAATACGACAAAGGTACAGAAGGTTGGTCTCTAGTTTCAAAAGCAAAGGATCTCGCAAAAAAATATGCTGGGGATATGACCAAGGCATATGATGAGATTGAAAAATTAGAAAAAGGTCTTTCGCGGAACGATGCGGTACAACAAGCGTTGAAGCAACACAACGAGGCACACGGTCATGAAGGACAATCGGAATTCAGAGCACACACAATACGATTAATGGGCGACTTTGATCAGGAAAATCCTGTGTCAGACGCAGATGCCGAAGCGGTTAAGAAAGCCATCATGAAGAACAGTGGAGAGCAGGAAGGCAGAAGCATAGTGGTCGATGTCGAACCATCGGAAGATTCATATGATTCAGTTGTGGTCCACACAATGAGAGACCGAGACGAAATTCTAGGCTATATGGGAGATATGGTCGACGAGCAGGTAGAATACACAGACGAACTGTCTGAAAACAATCAACAAGGAAAATAGGATGAGGATCCACGAGATAGTAGAAGGCAAGAAAGACGCCTGCTACCATAAAGTGAAATCTCGATACAAAGTTTGGCCTTCAGCATATGCCTCAGGGGCACTAGCAAAATGTAGGAAGGTCGGCGCCGCCAACTGGGGCAAAAGCAAGAGCAAGTAAATGCGAGCACACGAATTCATTACAGAAGACCTCAGAAAATGGTTTAAACAGAAATGGGTAAGGTTTGGTCCGGATGGAAAAATCAAAGGACCATGTGCCAGGGGAAGTGATTCCGAGGGCAAACCCAAGTGTTTACCACAAGCCAAAGCACACGCATTAGGCAAGAAGAAGAGAGCCAGTGCGGCGAGAAGAAAGCGACGTGAAGATCCCAATCCTGAAAGGAAAGGAAAGGCAATCAATGTCGCAACCAAAAAAAAGAAAAAATAAAAAAAACTATCATCATAGAGAAGAATACAGCACATACGATCCAAAAATTCATATACGAACGGGATCTGGGTATCATATGAAACGAAATGCACCAAAACCAGATCTCAGCGGAAAACAATTAGCAAATATTCTAGGCATTAAAGAATAATAAATATTGCTATGCTATCATCGGCTAAAGGCAGTTTTATTCGTTGGTGGGTCATCGTAATTCTGCAGTCGTTATCCCTGGCAATCGCAGGTTATTTTGGTGCCCTGGAACAACTATGGGCAAACGACCAGACCAAACTCAGTTTAGTGATACTCTCCATATGGGTGGTATCCACAGTATCTATTGGATTATGGCATCTATCTCCCAAAAAAGGTAGAGTTGCATATATGACCAAGATCGGTTGGTTCCTGTCCGAGGCCTGCATGGCCATAGGTATGATAGGCACGGTGATAGGATTCCTACTGATGTTGGGATCGGCATTCGGAAACATCAATGTGGGCGACACTGCCAGTCTGCAGTCAGCATTGAAATCCATGGCCCTGGGTATGAGCACAGCACTCTATACGACCCTGGTAGGTTTGGTGTGTGGACTTTATATTAAATCACAACTGGTTAATCTAGAGCACTCATTGGATCGTAAAAATGTACTCGAAGGATAGATACAAGAGCACCATAGCATTCGTAGACCTGCTGTTCAACATATTGGTGGGTTTCGTGTTCCTGTTCCTAGTGGCCTTCCTATTGATCAACCCCGTTGCCAAGAAAGCGGACATTGAAAAGAAAGCGGAATTCCTGATCACTCTAACCTGGCCACATACCAGTCCACAGGATATCGATCTTTGGGTTATGGGTCCTGACAAAAGCAAAGTAGGATATTCATCTAAAGAAACAGGACTGATGAATCTCGACCGAGATGATCTAGGTTGGGCCAATGATATCATAAGATCTGGAGATGTAGTTACAGTTTTAAATAGAAATATAGAACACGTTACCATCAAAGGTATTGTGCCAGGAGAATATTATGTGTCTGTTCATTTTTATGCTCGTAATCAAATATTTACAAAACCTATACCGGTTACTATTAAAGTTGAGAAGATCAATCCTTATCGTATTTTATATGAAGATACAAAACAGTTTACAGCAGAAGGACAGATACAAAACTATGTTAAATTCACAGTAAACGAAAACGGAACAGTGATCGACATGGGTAACAGTAACGAAAGTGCCGTAGGTATGAAAAATAATACAATACCCCACACAACAACTCCGGGAGAACCAGGATGATAGAAATAGCAGTATTGTCGGGAATCATAATGACGGCATTGATCAGTATATATGCTCTCTATAAAATAAACACGAAGACATGGTTAATAATAATACTAGCACCGTGGATCTTGTTCAGTGCAGGGTTCGGATTCCTATTGTATGAGAAGATTAAAGGCTATGCCACCGAAGAACCGATCAAGGATTCGAGGATACTTTATTATAGTATTGCCAAACCTAGAATATATCTATTAGTGATTAACGAAAAAGTCCCTAGACTGCACGTGGTTCCATATAATAAAGATCTAGAAAATCGGTTAGAAAATGCGAACGCCGGTATAAAACAAGGTCGACACATGAGAATAAGACAACCACGGGAGGGTGACTCGGTATTGGGATTAAATGTGTATGAATTTGATCACAAGCAGGCGTTTCCCAAAGACCAGCCCCGATAAATATCAATATGCGTATCACGGAGATCACAGAAGCACCAGTATCACGAGACGATATCATCGCTGTGATGAATAACAAAAAATGGCCTCAGGCATTACAGGATGAAATGGCCGATGAATGGGTATTGAAACAACCCAGCGAAGATGGATTGTCTTTTGTCAATGGGTTGGATCTACAATCTGCTATGCCTCGAACAGTATCCGTCCAAGCACTATTACAAAAAGAGATGAATCGAGATTCTATCAGCAGATCTCCCAAAGAAGTTGTTGATCGTATAAATCAAAATTGGAATATAGATGTGAAATATGATGCCGTTAGACAGTTGGACAAAAATCCAGATAGATATATGAAATATATGAAAATGTCTGCCGCAACGGCCAAACCTTCCATCATGGTGGATGGTGAGATAGTGATGGGCGTGGGTAGATTTATTGCGGCACTGTTAAGGAAAGACCCAACTTTAAAAGTGTGGGATTTGAAAAAGAATACACAATCACGATTATGAGGATAACTGAGATCATAGAGGGTCGTTTCGATCCATATCAGAACAAGGCGATATTCTTCGCGGGCGTGCCGGGTGCTGGCAAGACGTTCATAGCACGTAAATTGGCTTCTGTGTTCTTTGGACTGAAACAGGTCAATCCCGATGCCGCTTTCAAACATCTGCTACGCAAAAAAAAATTAAGCCTCAAGATGCCACCGGAGGAAGAGACACCCAGGGAGATCGAGAGACAGCGAAGCAAACAGATAGTGGGCAAACAAAAGAGAATCTATCAACAAGGAAATTTAGGTATGTTAATAGATACTACAGGTAGATCTTTTATTGGTATATCCGATGCCAAGCAAGAACTAGAATCGTTGGGTTACGATACTGCTATGATTTATGTGGATGCTGATTTAGAAACAGCAATAAAACGTAACCGTAATCGAGAGAGAAGTATTCCGGAAAAGATTTTGAAAAAAAATTTTAATATTGTGAAAAGCAATGTTCCTCGTTTTCGTGAAATATTTGGTGATCTTTTTTTCGACGTAGACAATTCTGGTGGAAAACAAACAGAACTACCTAGTAAATTGAACGACCTAGAATCAAAACTTAAGAAATTTTTAAATAAATAATAGCATCATGTCAGATCTTAATACACCTATGTTTTCATACAAGCAGTATGTAAACGATATGCAAAAACTCAAACAGACTGGAACTGTAGATTCTAGTATACAAAAAGATGCTCCTCGAAGTGCCGGATCGAGAGGACTTCAAAAAATTCATCAATTTACAAAAGAACCTGTACACATGATGGGAGAAGATACCGAACCTGTTAGACCGGGTCCTGCAAATCCTAATCCTAATAGTATTATAGAAAAAAATTTAGACGTGCCTACACCCACAGTGCCAGAACTAGCAAACAAGTACGGAGTCAGCACAAAAACTATCATCGAAAAATTAAGACAGGGCGTCAAAGTGGAAGCAGAACACACCACAGATTTCAACACAGCAATGGAAATTGCCCTGGATCATTTGAATGAAAAATTAGATTATTATGAATTACTGGCCACAGTTGAAGATGTTGTGGATATTGATAAGAACTTTCAAATGGATCTAATGAAATATCTGAATATGAAAATGGTTCAGATAGAAAAACAGATACAGGACAAGCCAGCAAAAACACCAGAGGAAAAAGAAGACAAAGATTTTGCTGTCAAACTGTTTAAATTTGTTCAACAGAAATTGGCTCAGCAGGATGCCAAAAATGAATCACGTGACATATCCGAAGGTGACCTTGTTGCAAAAAGACAGAGTTTTTACAATATTCTAGCAGACAAAATACGAGAACCACAAACCGGTATGGGGAAAACGGAACATGATCCACGCATTCTGGCACGAGTTTGGCAAATGCTGACCGGTGAAAAAGTAGAATACAATCCTGATAAAGATACCTACATCGTACACAAACACAACAAAACCTAAATTAACCCACCGAAATCTTAATACACTTAAATATTGGCATGAAGGTATTCATAACCGGACACGATGGATTCATTGGTTCTCACCTGATCTCTAGATTAGTAGGACACGAGATAGAAACCCTAAATCACGATCTTCGCGATCATGGTAAAGTAGAAGAACAAATTAAAAACTTCCAACCGGAACTGGTAATACATTTAGCGGCAAGGACCGAAGTCGAACAAAGTTTTTATGAGCAAATACCTTTTCAAGAAATCAACTACGTGGGCACTATTAATCTCATAGAGTCCTGTTTCAAACATTGTAAAAATTTAAAAAACTTTATTTTTGCTTCGACCATGGAAGTGTACGGTTGGCAACCTATCAGCGATGAGATAAAGATAAACGGTAGCACAAACAAGGTGGAAGTGTTTGATGAACACACACAGCCAAACCCAAATGCACCTTATGCCGTTGCCAAATATGGGTGTGAAAAATATCTCGAATATATGCACAGAAGTTATAATTTTCCTTTTACTGCGATAAGACAGACCAATGCATACGGAAGAAAACAAAATGATTTTTTTGTTACAGAAACAATAATAAATCAAATGTTAAACAATAAAGATGAAGTAAATCTAGGATACGCAAAACCTTATAGGAATTTCATTTACATAGACGACCTATTAGATGCATGGATGGCCGTAATTAATCACGGTAACAATAACATTATTGGTAAAATATACACCCTAGGACCCAACAACGTCATACAGATAGAAAAATACGCAGATTTAATAGCAAAAAAAATAGGATGGAATGGTAAAATTAATTGGGATACCAGACCCGAAAGACCAGGTGAAATCTATTGGTTAAACAGTGATCATACATTGTTAACAAGAGATGTTGGATGGAAACCCAGAGTCAATTTAAGTGATGGGTTAGATTTAACAATTAAATACTGGAGAGAAAAAAATGGAATATAAAAATTTTAACAACAATGTGCTTGATTATGATATCAAGGATTTTGACTTGAGAACGTATGTTGAAAAAGTCATTAAAGAAATATTTCCGGATCTAAAGGAACTAGAAAAAATACACGAGCAGGTGGATGCTTCTACACTTTTTAAAATACAAAAACACGTCGAAAAGAGTTGTGACAGAGTTGAGTTCATGGAGATGGTGGATAAATTTATTAAAAAATATGTGTCACCGTTGATCGATCACCAAGAATACCTAATACAAAGATATGGTGTACTTAGAGCGGTGATACCAAATCAACTGGCATCTGGAAGACTTTTGAGTTTTCATCAGGGCATATGGGTGGGAAATGGCAAGGGATTGAGAACCATATGGACACCAATAACAAAATGCTGGGGCAGTAATTCTATGCAAATGCTAGATCTAGAAATAAGCAGAAAACTTACAAAACAATGTCTAGACGAAAAATGGGATTTTGAAAGAATACAAAACGAAAGTTTAAAATATAGTTTTCCCATTGAACTGGTCCCGGGACAAAGTTGGCTCTTCAATCAAGAGTGTATACACGGAAACGTAAACAACGAAACAGACATAACACGTTTTAGTATGGACCTAAGAATATTGTTGAAGGACAAGCCTTATCATAGAAAATTCCCAGGTGGATATTTTAGATTACCAGGAGACTATGTCAAAGAAGAAAAATACAAAGGAGATGAAAACTTTGTAACGTATGCAGGTTGGAATAGTAAATTTAGTTATAGTCTTCCGTTGCCCATGCAAAGAGCAATCACAGATAGTTATTGTAAACAGAAAAACATAAACATAAGTGATTATCAGTTTGAAAACGAATACCTGGACTGGTTGCCAAATCTCAGAAGTTTCATTAACGAAAAACCAAAAGGCATAATTCTAACAAGTTTGTTTTGTCTTCCCGACAACAAAGAATGGAGAGACGAAATATTAGAATTGGCGTTAGAAAAAAATGTAGAACTGCATTTCGCAAACGAACTCACTGTACTAAGACAAAGATCCGATCTAGAAAATATACAAAAGTATAGAGAATGGAGTACGGGTCCTGGCTCCAATTATATGGAGTAACATGAGGCATCTGGTAACCTTCGGAGACAGTTGGGTCTACGGAGTGGGTGCGGGTTATCGAAAAGAATTAAATTCAACCCAATACGAACAAATTCGTTTCGTGAAAACACTCTGCGATTCAAACAGTTTTAGAACATTTTTATCCGATTTTTATCAAGCAGATAACTTAAATTTTGCTAGTCAAGGTAGTAGTAATCAAAGACAATTTAGATTAGCATCAGAGTTCTTGGAATCTAACAATAAACGACTGGATAATCATTTGGTTTTATGGGGTGTCACAAGTTTATATCGTAATGAAATATGGGACGAAAAAACAAAATCATGGTTTAATTTTCAATACGCGGACAAGAAAATAGGAAAAGAATATCTCATGTCGTTTGATCATACCAAGGAAATAAAAAAACTTGTTGAAAAAATCAAAGAAATGATCAACAAGTTTAAAATGCTCGGTGCCAATATCTATTTTTATGACATCTTCAATCACAACGATTACATGGAACACTGGAATGATATCAGTGAGTATTTTTTATTTGGTCAGTATCCAAAAAGAGATTTGCTGTCTATCCTATCCGGCGAATACGACACAAAACATTTTTTCCAATCCAATCTTGACGACAACTATGCCGATCCACGTGTGCGTACTGGAATATACAAAGAATTTTTAAATCCCTATAGTTGGCATCCCACAAGAAAGGGACATGAAACAATATCAAAATTATTGGTAGAGGAGTTAAATGATAAAAACTTTAATTTTAACACCTGATGGTGTAGGATCGACCTTCTTGCAAAGAACGATGACCGCCAAATATAGGCTGAGTGGCACTCCTGTAAAAAACATTCAAGAAATACAAACAGGTATGCAATGGTACGATACAGGCGGAATAAAAAAAGAACTGGCGCCGAAGGGAAATCCACAAAGTCTAAAAGAAATACAGAATATATTAGAAAAAACAAACGAAGACATCATAGCCGTCTGTGCCCCCAGAGACAATAGATTACACCCGGAAGAAGATAAACAAGAATTTTACAAGTTCTGCAATGATTTTTTTGATACGAAAATTGCCTGTTTTAGGAAAAATGTATTTGAATATGCTTTGAGTTGGAGCATAAGGAATAAAACTGCGATAACAAACGCATATTCGATAGAAGACAAGAAAAAAGTACAACAACCAAAAAGTGTAGATATTAATTTTTTCCGCACCAAGTGTGATCATTACATATCCTATCTTTTTTGGCTGGATGAATTTTTTGAAAGTTATAAAAAAGTATGGTACGAGGACATAGTCAACGATGCCGATAAAGTTTTACAACATCTTACTGGCAAAAATAATGTGTGGCGAGATCAATTTGGAATAACGTTGAACGAATTTATTAAGTTCGAATATGATATGCTACAAGATTATATCGACAACAACGACATAGAAAAACACTATAAAGATGACAAGTTTAAAAAATTTGTACACATTAGAAAGTATTTCAAAGAGATGGAAGGAGCAGAAATTTTAACACGTACACTTCCTATAAAAAATACCTCGTTGGAATTGAAAAAGAAAGTTGTGCTTAACTATAAGGAGTGTCAAAAAGAATACGACGATTTTTTAACAAAACACAATATGATAGACGGAAGTTGTAAGAGTTATGATTACTGGCAAGAAAAAGAATTACCATGGTGATAAACTGTTCCTAACCAAGCACATCGGTGCAAGGGTTAACGAAATAGGCATGGACACTCTATCTCAATGTGTGGACAAAAATAAATTTAAAAATCATGAAGACATAACATACGAATTTAATTCAAACGGATTTCGTGATCGAGAATGGCCTAACGATTTAAACAATAAAAACTGGGCAATTGGTGACAGTTATTCTGTGGGCATAGGACAACATATGCACCATACATGGGTTAGGCAACTCGAACAAATTTCTAACAGTAGTTTTATAAATTGTTCAGAAGACGGATGTAGCAATGATAGAATGTGCGAAAGAATAGAATATATTTCTAGAGAATATAAACCAAAAAATATCGTTGTTATGTGGAGTTTTTTCGCAAGAAGATATCATGATGGTAAAAACGTACATCATTTAGAAAACAATCATCAAAACGACCTGTTAAATTTTAAAAAGAATTTTATTAATTCGAATAATGCTTTTCCAAATCTGATAAACTCAATAATACCAAATGCATTAGTAAACGAAAAAGGATATACATATAATTCAACAGAATTGCTCTATGTTTTAAAAAATTCTATTACCGAGATAAACAAAGATGTGATAATATACGATAAATTAGATACAGGAAGAGATGGGTTTCATTTTGGCAAAGAAACCTGCAGGTTGATTAGCAAGAAAATATTTGATTATTTGAAAGATCTATAATATAATACAACAAAAGATAGGAGACAAAATGTCAACAAGAAACTTTAACGAAGCAGAAAAACAAAAACTTATTCAATTAATAAGAGAAGGATCACAGGTATTAGGCGAAGTGGACGATCTTAGGAGTGGGTTGAGAGACACGGTAAAAGCCGTGGCCGAAGAACTAGAAATCAAACCTGGAATCATTAACAAAGCAATCACAATAGCACACAAGGACACTTACAAAAATGTTGCAGATGATATGGACCTGTTAGATTCTATATTGGCGGCCGCTGGTAAGATTTAGTGTATAAAATACTCAAAGAATTTTGGGTAACAAGTTTTAAAACAGATAAAGTTGCTTTCTACTTAGAAGTATTTTCAGTTTCGGTAACAATAGCAGGATCTTTTTTATTAACATTTACCTCCCCGGATCCGGATATGCGTTTAGTTTTTCCGTTGTATCTTATGGGTTCTAGCACCCTGGCGGTTGCCGCCTATAGGAGAAGAATAATTTGGACTTGCGTTCTGGCATCATGGTTTACTATAATGAACATAATAGGACACTTTAGGGTATTTTTTTAAATGAGTTATATAGACGCATACTATAAAAGAGATCAAGATAGAGTCTATGTTGTGGAGAGGAACAGCAAGGGCGAGCGTAAGTTCGTGGAATATGATGCTCGATATATATTTTATTATCCCGATAGTCGAGGCAAACACAGAAGTATATATGGAGAGAAACTACAAAAGATCCAGTGTTCCACTTTTAAAGATTTCATCAAAGAACAAAAAATAAGAAGCAATAAAAAATTATATGAGCAGGATATCAATCCTGTGTTCCGTTGCCTGGAAGAAAACTATCTGGGCAAGGATGCTCCTAAGTTAAATGTAGTGTTCTTTGACATCGAGGTAGACTTTGATCCACAGCGTGGATATTCCACCACAGACGATCCATTCATGCCCATCACAGCCATAACTTGTTATCTCAGTTGGACCGATCAATTAGTGACATTCGCTGTGCCTCCCAAAACTCTGAACATGGCTGGTGCAAAAATGGCCACAGAAAGATTTGAGAATGTGATGCTGTTTGAAAAAGAATCTGCCATGTTGGATGCTTTCCTCACACTGATCGAAGATGCCGACATACTGTCAGGTTGGAACTCAGAAGGATACGATATTCCCTACACTGTGGGAAGGATTCAGAAAGTGTTGAGTTCTGATGACACACGACGATTGTGCTTTTGGGGTGAGAAGCCCAAGAAGAGAACATACGAAAAATACGGTCGAGAACAGATCAGTTATGATTTAATTGGTAGGGTACATTTAGATCTTTTAGAACTTTACAGAAAATACACCTACGAGGAGAGACATTCATACAGATTAGATGCCATAGGTGAGTGGGAGTTGGGTGAAAAGAAAACAGTATATGAGGGATCACTGGATGCTCTCTACAACAACGATTTTGGCTTGTTCATTGAATACAACAGACAGGATACTGCACTACTAGCCAAATTGGAAAAGAAATTAAAATTTATTGAATTGGCCAACGAGATTGCACATCAGAACACTGTGTTGCTACAGACCACAATGGGGGCCGTGGCAGTTACGGAACAGGCCATTGTGAACGAAGCACATAGGCGTGGTATGATAGTGCCGGGCAGAGTGAAACGAGCAGAGGGTGAATCTTTTCAAGCGGCGGGTGCCTACGTGGCTACTCCCAAGACCGGACTACACGATTGGATAGGCAGTTGTGATATTAACTCACTATACCCATCTGTTATTCGTGCCCTCAACATGGGACCGGAGAGCATCGTGGGACAGATAAGACCGGTCATAACATCGGCAGAAGTCAACAGGGCAATACACCAGAAAAAATCTTTCGCGTCGGCGTGGGACAATCAGTTCGGCAGTTGGGAATATCAGGCTGTGATGAATCAAGAAAAAGGCACAGAGATAATTGTTGATTGGGAAGACGACACGTCTGTCAAAATGTCAGCGGCTCAACTCTATGACATCATATTTGATGGTAACAATCAATGGATGCTGTCGGCCAATGGTACAATTTTTACATATGAATTCGAAGCCATAATACCAGGACTATTAAAACGTTGGTATGCTGAAAGAAAAGAAATGCAAAAGAAGATGCGAGAGTGTGGAGATAATGAAATCGAAAGAGAGTTTTGGGATAAAAGACAACTAGTTAAAAAAATTAATCTAAACTCGCTGTATGGTGCTATTCTTAATCCAGGTTGTAGATTCTTCGATATGCGTATCGGACAGTCGGTCACACTGACGGGTCGATGTATCACTCGGCACATGGCGGCAAAAGCCAATGAGGTCATAACTGGAGCATATGATCATCGTGGTGATTCCATCATATATGGAGATACAGATTCTGTGTATTTCTCAGCATACAAACCCTTACAAAAAGAAATTGCGGCAGGACAGATACCATGGGAACGAGAGAACATCGTTGCCCTCTATGACCGGATAGCAGATGAGGTGAATGGATCATTCACTGCGTTTATGACTAGGGCATTCCATTGTCCCAAATCACGAGGCGAAGTGATCGCGGCGGGAAGGGAATTGGTGGCGTCCAAGGGATTGTTCATCACCAAGAAGAGATACGCAGTTCTGTATTTTGACAAGGAGGGCAATCGTGTGGACACTGCGGGATCTCCGGGCAAAATGAAAGCGATGGG